TTAAGGTTATCTCTATTAAATGATTAAGGAGTTAATTCTTCTTCTCCTTCCGGTGGTGTTTCTGCCCCCGGTGTTTCAGGAGCACCTTCCGGTGTTTCAGGTGTACCTCCTGGTGTTTCAGGTGTACCACCTAATTCACCACCTAAATCAGGTTCAGGACCTCCTCCGAAGTCTCCACCTCCAAAACCTCCTCCACCTCCCGGTGGTGCCGGTGATGATGGTTCTACACCACCTCCACTTGTTGACCCTGATGGGTTACCATATAATTTATCGATATTATCAAAAATACCGGTATGAGTAATAATTGTCGCAGTGTTTGTTAATTCAGCACCAACCGCTTTTTCAATACGTTGTTGTTGTAAATCTAGTTTAATTTCTTCGTCGGAGAAACCTAAAATATTTTTCTTAGCCCAAGAAACTGACACAGGTGCAATACCATCAATTGCAGCAACCGCTTGTTGATACAAATTAATTTTTTCTTTCCATACCTCAACTTTCAATAAATCCGCTTGTGTTGATGGGTTGATTAATGTTAAAGTAAAGTTTGATAACTCATCTTCAAAACCTAATAAAAATAAATGTATAATTGCGATTTTATTTAATTCGGCAACCATAGATTTTTGTATTTTATTAATCGTTCTTGCAAAACGAATATCCTGTAAAGATAAATTTTTACCATCACCAACAGTTTCTTCAAACCCTAAGAATGATTTTGGAACACGGAGTGCTGTAAGTAATTTCTTTTGGATATATTCGATATCAGCAATTTCTGATAAGTTTTGAGCTCCTTGTAAAGTTTCAATCGGCATTGTTTGTGCCGGGTCACGTACCGGGATAAAATAATCTTGGTCAACAGCCATCTGATTAAATCTCATATCAACATTACCTGTCTTAGCATCTACAACTTGGTCTCGTTTAAATTTGTTAGCCACACGTTGTACGTAAGCTTCAACATCCTTATCATCCATATTACCAACGAATACCTTGAATACACGTCTCTCCGGTGCCCTTGATGTTCTATAAATTAACATTGCATCCTCAGATAATAATAATTGCTTCCAAATACGTCTCGCTTTTTCCAACATAGAAGTACCATAAGGGAGTTTTCTATCATCACCTAATAATCTAAAGTGGGCGATTTCCCAAGAGTTAAATTCCATATCTTTAGCCTTCCATTTGAAACGGAGACCTTTGTTTTCAATAGGTTCCTCAATATTTGCTGATTTCGCAGCCATACCTCGTTCCAAACGTTCGATTTCTATGTTAGGTAATTGCATACATCCAATAACACCTTTATCAGAATCTAATTTAAGATATACAAAATTATCACCATATTTACAAGTATTTCTTGTCCACATAGTTAAATTTGTATTAATATCTAAAACATTATTAAACAAATCATCCAAGATTGATTTAACCCTTTTTGACTCGGAATAAATACGTAACATATGACCGGTTTCATCTACTGTGGTAGATTCTTCACCATAAATGTCTAAAGCTGCGGAAATTTCCGGAGTATACTCCATAGATTCATAATCATAAAATGACGCTAAACGTGTTGGCTCATAATAAACCGCTTGAGTATACAGATTACTCTCAATTTTAGTCCATTGGTTGGCTAAGTAATAAGTTTGTTGTGCTTGTAATTTTTCCCTTTCATATTCGGCTTTAGAAGTTGTTTTTAATAACTCCTTTTTATCTAATGAATATGTTGGGTAATCTTGATTTAATAACGAATTTGGACCAAAGGCTCTAGATAACCTCTGCCAAACTGTTAAATCTGTATTTTGATTATTTTCCATAATTTAAATTTAAATATTTTTTTTCATATATAAATAGTTGTATAATATGTTAAGGGTATGTTGTTAGTAATTCAATTGGTTGATTTAATGGTTGTCCATATAATTTACTACCAATTGTAAATACTGACGTATATGAAGTTGTAAATGTTTGGTATATTGTTCCATCAGAATTAAGAATAATAGTACCATTAGAAGATACCCCGTTATATGAAGTGAACGCACCATTAAATAATAATTTATTTACCCATATAACACTACCAAAAGAAACTACATTATCAAATCCGGTACCACTATTAAATGTGTTGTCAATAGTACCATTTATATTTAATTTAATAATTCTATTTGCCGACACTCCACTATATGTTGTAAAGAATCCAAAGGCGTAGAACGACGTTTCCCCGGATATTCTCATTAATCCATTTGGTTGATAAATAATTGTATTAAAACCTGTTCCACCACTAAAAGATGTGTCAATAGTACCATTAGATAATAATTTTGTGATATGGTTCGGAGTTGACGTTCCATTATAAGAACTAAAGTATCCTGATATAAACATAGAATCATCTGAATTCATTAAAACTTCAACTCCGGTATTATCTAATCCTGTACCAACTACAAATGTTGAATCATAAGAACCATTACTATTTAATCTTGCAATTCTTGAACTTGAAGTTCCACTATACGAACTAAAGAAACCAACAACAACTATTCGACCTAATGAATCTATTGCCGTTCCTTCTGTAAAACTATTAAATCCTGTACCAATATTAAATGTATTATCAATTGACCCATCAGTATTTAATCTAATAATTCTATTTCTGGATACGCCACTATACTGAGTAAAAGTACCTGTTGCAATTAATTTTCCATCAGGTTGTTGTGTCAATGAATTATATAAGAACGGCCAAGGACTAATATTAAATTGAGTACCACCTGTAAAACTATAATCAACAGTTAAATCTTGATTTAATTTAATTATGTAATTCACAGATGTGTTATTATAAGTGTAACCGGTAAAGAATCCATATAAGTAGGACGAAGTAGTATTGTCTACTTGGTCTGTTAAATAAAAATAATTAGGACCACCAATACCCGATAAGTTTTGACTAGTAAATTGGAATATTGGAGTTGGTGTTGGAGTTGGAGTTGTGGTTGGGGTTGTTGTCGGAGTTATTGTATTTGTTGGTGTTATTGAAGGTGTTGGGGTTGGTGTAGGTGTTGGAGGTACACAACATATACCATTATTATTCGCGGTACTGCTACCAAATTCTTGAGAATTATTTGCATAATAAGAAGTTCCAGGTGTAGTACTTGAAACCGCACAAATATCATTAAGGAATGTCCCTTCCGAAGTGTATTTTTTAGTTATAACTGTATTTGTACCACAGTTTCGGTATTTAACAAAAACCGCATTATTTAGTGATAAGTCAGTATTACCCACCGATAATATTAAATCACTTTCTGTAATAGTAACATCAAGATAAGTACAATTACAACTTGAAGTAGGAGTTATTGTTGGTGTTGGTGTTAATGTTGGGGTTACAGATGGTGTTGGAGTTAATGTTGGTGTTGGAGGAATCCCCCCATTTACCTCAATTGGTTTAGGTAATACCTTAGTAAGACCTTTTATTACTTTAACATTATAAATTCCTTGACCTTCAACATTAAGTTTAGACCCCGCTAAAATATTACCTGATTTTTTTCGAGTAACAAAATCCCCACTTTTAATGTTGTTATCAACTAAAAATTGATTAGGTTTTATTTCTTGGTTTAAATCTAAGTTAATGTTAACGGAAACATCAATACTTCGTTTTCTATCACTAAATCCCATTTATTCTTTTTAGATAAATATTATCTCATACCAAATAACCAACCATATCTTTGATAATCTTCTCGACTAAGTTGTTGTCCGTTAAATTGGTTAATTCTATCTTGATAATGTGGAATTACTGGGTCAAAATGAATATGCTCTTTAACCGTTTCATTATTACTAACAGACCAAGACTCTAACATAGCCTTAGTTTGTTCTGTAACTTTAGTTAGTTTAGCAAAGGATGATTCCCCCACGTATGTTGCCATCGAAATAGACATAATCATATCATCGTGATGACCTTTTTGGTGGTCAGGACGACCATTAATATAAACAAATGTATTCATCTCGTTATATAAACGAGAACTATAAATTCTAAATTTGTGTCTCATCGCTTCCTCAAACGAGGCGATGATTTGAACACGTTTATTATTAAAGTTAATTCCCGGGATTTTTTCTGCTGCCTTAGGGTCATATTTCCATTGATTACCTAATTCAACACCGTCAACATATAAATCCTTATAATTCATTTCTTGTAATTTTCTTGATGTTGCAACACCCATACCTCCGGTAATATCAATAACAACATATGCCGAATATATTTTAGCCCATTTAAAACAAATTTCCGCCATAGTATCAGGAGGTAATTTACCAACGTATTCCGCAACTTGTTCTCTTTCGTCAAAATCTATAATTTGGAACGAACTAAAATCTTCAGAATCCCCGCGGGAAACATCGACACCCATAATATATTTGTGTCCGACAACCGGTTCTTTCCAAATCCAAAGAGCATTACCCATTAATTTTTGTATAGGTTCTTTAACCATATTCTCACGGATATTTTGCATCATTAAAGAATCAAATACGTTGTCTCCGGAACCTAAGAAGTTACACTCCAACTCCTGTGATACTTTTCGTTTATCGTATTTTAATTTTTTAACCATTTTTTCAAACCATTCAGAACAAGGTTTGTATCCATCATCCATTAATAGTTTAACCTCATCAAAGTTTCTTGATTCGTAGGAACGTGTACTCCAATCAATAAATTCATTCGGATTGTACTCTTCTTTATTCAATAAGTAATGAATAATATTATCGGTTTTAACAAAAAATAAATCTTTGGTGTATCTAGGGTCTCGATACCAAAACATTTCCGTAATTTTAAAATCATTCATATTACGTAACGCTTGGTCATAAATTTCATAATAAATTGGGTCATATCCA